AGCTTCTTGGCCTCTCTCAATTAGATTATAGTAATTTTCTCTACTATATTTGTAATCGTTATCAACGTCTTCTTTTTGTTTATCTTCTTTACGAGGCACTAAAGGTTTAAATTCTTTTTCAACCTTTTCTACTTCTTTTTCAATGCCAAGTATCTCGTTAACTTTTTCCTCTAATTTACTCATATTAATATTTAGAGTTTCATACCTTTAAACCAGGCAGGTAAGCCTAAATGTGGTCGGCCATCAAAAATATTTTTATCAGCGTCTTTCGAGTTAACATCATTATAATGTAAAAATACTTGAGCACAATTATCACCTAAAAAAGTATCACGCCAATGTTCAAGCACCATACCTTTATAAACTAACATATCACCAGGTTTTAAAGTTACTTTTGAGCCAGGATTTCTAGTCTCAGCAGGAAAACCATCTTTAGGTAATCCTACATTTTTCTTTGCCTCAACATAAATTGGCCAAGGATCGCCACCTAAATTCATTGTTGTTGATATTTCACAACTAAATCTATCTTTATGTCTATGTAAAATATCACCTTTTTTATAAATTCTAGCATATGAATATGTTGGATTTAATTTTAGACCTGTTAACTTTTCCATTTTAGGTTGTACAGCTAATAATAAAGTTTCCATAGCTGTATCACTATAATGAGAGTAAGTCTCTGGTACTTGCTCATCATTCCAAACACCCCACTCAGCTGTATAGGGTGATATATAACGAGTATCAAAAAATGTTCTTGCTACTTGTCTTTTCATATTAAAATAATTGTAAATAAAATTTGCTATTTTAGGGTCAATAGCCTCTTTAATTACAAAAAAATGTTTTTCTTTAAATTTTTTGTTCATAATATTATCTCCTTGCCATTTCTTTTCTAACTGCCTGTAAATTAAAATGTATAAATCTAAAATCATCAATACCATCATCAACCGTAAATTGATGTGGCACATAAGCTGGAAAAAATATAAGTGTGCCTGGCATAGGTTTATAATGTATCATATCTGACATAGGAGATACTTTATCTACATCTTTTTGTGGTAATTTTGTCATCATAGCACCTGATCTAGGATCGTGCATCACAGGATTAGATGTATATTTTGAACATTTTAAAAAGTAAAAACCTGATATGTGATTGTCCCAATGAACGTGAGTGTCGTGGTGGCCACCGCCATTTTTAGAAAATTCTTGTACCCAAAATTCTGTAAAAAACATTTGATACTTTTCCATATCATAACCCCACTCATTCATTAAATTCATTGAGGTTGCTCCTACATAACTTTCTAATTCTTTTAGACCAGGATCACCATTTAAAGGTGTCGAATGATAACTCATTCCGTGGTCTTTTACTTTTGACCAGTTTTTGTTACCTAAAAATTTTTTTCTTTCTTTTAAATCAGACTTTTTATTTTCATAAGCTTCTTTAATAAACTTATCAGTAGCTTTAATAGCACTATCTAAAAATTCTGGTTTTTCTATTCTGTATATCGGTGTACAAAAATGCCATTCTGTTAACATTTGCTCTGTTTTAGTTTTTACTACCATTTAATACTCCATTTCATATCAATATATATAATCTATTTAAAAGGCCATCCTAGATTCCATATGACAAGA